GAGAGCCCTAGCATTCCGTTCACCTTCAGCCGTGCGTATAGCGGAGGGGTGGCGTATGCGTATGCCAGCCTGACCTTGACCGCAGGGGGTGTGTTTCCGATTTGGAGGGACACCTTCGGAACGATTGTGACCGATGCCGACTGGGAAGATTACGAGCTGCAAGAAGATGAGCAGACCTTCTACCAGGGCCGTGCCTTCGCCTATCCCGATGAACAGGATATACGGGTGAACGTGAGCCGTGTGGTTGCTCCGTACCTTACAGGATACTACAAGGATGTGGACTTCGTGGCTGGTGGCGAGGTGCTGGCTTCGTACACCTTCGTGAGGGATTACTCCTACGACCCGAGCAAAGACTACACACAGAACCTCGTACTCAATGCCCCTATCAACGGCAAAGTACCGAGCGGAGTGCTGCTCTCGGCAAGTATGTGGGGAGCAGGTAATGGCGGTAGCCTTGTCGTGGAGGATGAGAGCGGAAGCCTCGTGGTGAACAACGCCCTCGTGAAAGGTCTGAATACGGGCAACTGGGTAAGCGGAAGCGTGGGCAAGGCCTACACTATCGGCGGTGAGAGTTACAGGGTTGTGGATGCGTGCAGGGGTGCTTTGCTTAAATATGTCAACGCCTACGGCGCAGTGGACTTCTTCCTTGTGGAAGGTGTGGCGAAGAAGTCCGACAAGATAACGAGAGCTACCTACGAGAAAGACGCAGCAGCCTTGAGCAGCGACTACGAAGGGAAAGACTATCAGAACGAGATGGTGGCTGAATGGACTGGAACGACTGGCTGGCTTACCGATGAGCAGAGCCTACGGATGAAGCACCTCGTGGAGAGCGTGGAGGTCTATATGATTGACAAGCAGACAGGCCTTGAGATACCGGTTCAGATGACCGACAACAACCTCCAGCACAAGACCTTTGACACGAACGGCAGGCGGATGGTAAACTACTCCCTTGCTTGGAAAGAAAGTCAGAAAAAGATACGCAGATAATGAAGAATATAAGGCTTTATATCGGGGGAAAGAGGGCAGACCTTGACGGCAGCCTGAATATCCCCTTTACCTATCAGACCAGCGACTCGCAGATGCCTACTGCGGTCAAGAACTCATACAGCAAGACGGTGACCTTGCAGGGTACGGAGCAGAACCGCAGAATCTTTGACGGCCTCTGGAGGTTGGATAGCAGGGTGAAGGATTACCGAGAGCCATATTCAGTAGGGGTATTTAACGATGACTTTAATGATGATTTCCAGAGAGCTATAACTATAACCCCTGACAATAGAGGTATATTCAACCCGATGAAGCGAGTGCCGTTCCTGTTGTATGTGGATGAGATGGTCGTGGAGCGAGGCTACTGCCAGCTCGTGGCAATCAACCGCAAGAGCAGAGGCTACACCTTCAGCCTTTCCCTGTTCGGAGGCCTGGGCGAGTTCTTCTATAACCTTCAGACGGACGCAGACGGAGAAACCAAGAGCCTTGCCGACCTTGACTTTGGGCAAGACCTGGGCTTCACTATCAACGCAGCGAAGGTGCAGGAGGTATGGGATGACTTGATTGCTGGCAACCTGCCTACTATCGGATTCGTGCCGATGCATAACGGCGCACCTGCAAGCGTGGACGGTAAAAAAGCCTTGATTAAGGGCGGAGGACTACCTACCAGTATAGTAGACGGCTCGGACACCTATTCGCAAAAATTAGGGTACATTCTGGCTTCTCTGGAGCGAAAATACACCGAGTGGGAGATAGGCGACTTGCGGAGTTACCTCCAAAGGCCTGCCCTGCGCTTCAAGGACTTCCTCGCCGCAGTCTGCAACCCTGCGAATAACGGAGGGTGGACGGTGAACCTTGATAGCGGCTTCTTCAACGAGGACAACCCTTACTACGAAAAGACCTACCTGCTCCTGCCGCAGCTGAATGTGGAGGAAAGCACGGACGAGATATGCGATGACGGAAGCGTGCAGGCGGTAAGCGACTATCCGACCACGGCCACGAAAGTCAAGACGCTGCAACCAGTTTCTTCCTGCCTGACTTTGGACGGAACATACATAGACTTGAGCGGCAGCGCAAGCAACGCCTATGTGAAGGTGAGCCTGCCGATTCAGCTTGCAGTTACAGGCCTTACGAACCAGGGCGACCTCTACCTCACGAACCGAGTGAGCCACCATACCGAGAACAAGACCATTTGCATGATGGCCGCTGCCTATGATGAGGGCGGAAGCCTGCTGGCGGTCAGCAACCGCTATGTGTTCACAAGCAAGAGCCACCGCAACGAGACTGGAGATGTGAAGAAGCCAGCTGCACCAGTAGCTACTACGGATGCACAGATAGACGGCTACTTCACCTATCAGGGTGGGGAGTATGTGTTCCGTACGGATGACAACGCAGCGAATATCTTCGCTCTTGTGATTGACAAGATACCGAGACCTTCAAGCAGCGCCCACAAGATTCAGGTTCGCTTCTACATTCAGATGACAACGGACGGCATACCGACCTTGAACACCAAGCGCAAGGGCGAGAACTCCAGCAATGTGAATGTAAGCAATACGCAGTTCTCCTGCCGTCTGCTGGCAGGCAGCAACAATAACCTCTCGCTGGTTGAGCCTACGCAGTACGCAAGCGATAGCCGTGTGACGCAGGAAGCCCTGCTGAACTCTTTGGAGCAAAGTCCGCTGGAGATTCTGCTTTCATATACCAAGACCTTCGGCCTGATGTGGGTTCAGGACAACCTCCAGAACAGCGTGAGCCTGTACAAGAGGGAGAACTACTATACTGGCGAGGTGAGCGACATACATAACCGTATAGACTACGGCAAGGGGTGGAAGGCCACGCCTGTGAGTGCCGAGAGCAATAACTACACGCTGGAGAACGAGTACCCTGAAACGACCTTGAGCAAGGCCTACGAGAGTGACTACGGAAGGACTTACGGAGGGGTGCGGCTGAAGGTAGGCTACGACTTCGGGAAGGAGAAGATAGAGACGATGGAGAAGGTGGAGCTGAAAGGCTATGTAGAGGGTGCTTTGAGTGGCAGCGGCTACTGGAAATACCGCAACGCAGACGGCAACCTGCCAAGCCCGATTGCTGACGGAATGAAGGTGACCTACTACAAGGAAAGCGGAGGAGAGACGCAGACGAAAGATGTGGAGTACAACCTTTTCAATGTCACTGCGATAACCAAGACCAACAGCCCTGCCCTGGGCGTGGCTTGCCTGAATGAGGACGGCGAGGAGAAGGCGGTGGAGGTTGCTCCTGCCCTCGTTATGCTCCAGGGCGGAGCGATGGGCGGCACGTTCTATCTCTCCGATGATGTGGCAGCGATGGCAACCCTGAACAACGGCCCTTGCTGGATTTGGGACGAGAGCAGAAGCGCAGCGAGGATACCGAGGTTTGCAAGGGTAGCGACCTTTGACGGAGAGACCTACTCCCTTGACTTCGGCACTCCGAGGATGACCTACTACATACCCGAGGTGAGCCTTGCGCCCGAGCAGGCGGTCTATGCAAGGTACTGGGAGAAGTACCTGACCGACTTGCTGGATAGGAACACCAAGAAGGTGGAGTGCTATGTGGTCTTTCCTCCGCACCTGGATATGCGGCAGGAGATGAGGAAGTTCTACCTCTTTGACCGCACGCTGTGGGTGCTGAATAAGGTGACCGACTACGATGCCACGAAAGAGGCAAGCGTGAAGTGTGAATTTATAAGAGTGAACCTGAAAGGAAACTATGTAAACGAGTAAAGATATGGCTATTGAACTGAAAGAAATACTGGAAATGCCGACCAACACCCTGAACGAAATCAGGGAGAAGATTTCGCAGTTAAAGGAGGCACTGAACGAGTACACCGTTGGCACGGAGGAGCAGCAGAAAGCCGCCGAGGAGTTGATTAAGGTGCAGCAGCAGCAGAAGGCGGCTATGGCTGGCGTGGCGGTGTCGGCGGATGGCGATACCAAGAGCTTTAACGCCCTGAATGCCGAACTGCGGAAGCTGAAAGAAGAATGGAAGGCCACGGCAGATAGTAACCGCAGAAATGAGCTTACGAGCGATATTAACCGAGTAAAGGACCAGATAAACACTCTGAATGAGAATATACAGAACTACCAGCATAATGTCGGGAACTATTCGGAGTCCATTAAGAAAGCCTTTGGCGATATGGGTATTTCCGTCAGTTCGCTTACTGCACCTCTGAAGAAGATAGGCATAGACATTGAAAGCGTAGATACTTCCGTTAAACTCCTTATGGGCAGCTTCAAACTTTTTGCAGGTCAAAATCTGGCGACTTTGGAGCAAGGTTTTAAGAGCGTATCTACAAGTGTTGGAGGCTTTGTAAAGTCCTTGAATGGGGTTAAGGCGGCGGTCCTTGCTACTGGTCTCGGTGCCCTGCTCGTTCTGCTCGGTGAGTTGGTTGCGAATTGGGATAGCGTGACCGCAGCGGTAGAGAGGTGGATAGGCGTGAACCAGAATGCCGTTTTGAGTGCGGAGCAAATAAACGCCACGCTTGCTCAGAACAGCCACGAGATAGACTTCAACCTCCGTCTGATGAAAGCCAGGGGAGAAAGCGAGGAAGCGATGATAGACTATCAGATAAAAGCCAATCAGATAGAACTTGAGAGAATGGATGCTATTGTAGCGCAGAGTAACGCTTTGCTGGAGAATGTGCGCTGGTGGTGGGAGAGGAAGAAAATCATTGAACAGAGTGACGCAGCGGTGGATGCGATAGAAAGTCTACGAGCCGAGCAGAGGAGGTTGCAGGAGGATAGGGAAGTGCTGAAGGTCCTCCGTCAGCGTCAGGCGGAAATTGAGGAAGAAACGAAAAAGACGCAGAAGCACACCCAGGCCACAAAGGAGCTTATAGATGCCAATGTAGACCTCCGAGAAGTGCAGAGGGCGCAGGAAGAAGCGGAGAAGGAAGTACAGGAGGGCTTTCAGAAGGCTCTGGACTTGCAACAGGAGGAAATAGATAAGCGAAAGACCGCTATGGAACTGGAGCAGGAAGATTACGAGAGAAAGCTGGCCCTGCTGGAAGAATACCACTTGAGTACCGAGGAATTGACAATGAACCACGAGGAAAGGATGGCAGAGTTAAGAGCCGAGGTAGAGCAGAGGGAGTATGAGGAATTGGTACGGCAGAGAAACGCAGAGAAGGAGATAGACGAGAAGCGGACTGCCGAACACAAGAAGCTGATGCAAGCTCGTCAAGATGCAACGGCGGCGATGGCTATGGGTACAGCAGGCATCCTGAAAAACCTCTCGGCTGCTATGGGCGAAAACACGAAGATGGGGAAAGGCTTTGCTATCGCTTCGGCCACGATTGACACCATAGCCAGTGCCGTGTCCGGATTCAGGGCAGGGTACAACCAGTGGAAGGATGCAGGCCCTATGGCTTGGATGGCACCGGTTCAGGCTGCAATCAATGCCACCGCCGCCCTCGTGGCAGGATATGCCCAAGTTCAGAAGATTGCCAGCGTAGATACCAGCGGCAACGCCCAGGCAAGCGGCGGAGGGGCAACCGCCCTGGCTATCCCGAACATTGAAGGCCTATCCAGTCCGATTGACTACACCAGGCAGGTGACCACCGAGACCGAGAGGGAGCAGATGAACCAAGACAACAGGGTGTATATCCTTGAATCGGACATCCAGCAGAGCAATAACCGAGTTCGGGTGCGAGAGGAAGAAACGACATTCTAAACCTACCTACATAGACTACCAGAAAAGGGCCGTTTTTACGGCCTTTTTTCGTTTGGGTAATAAAGTATTCGCCCGAAAGGTTATCGCCCGAAATATCCGCCTTTTTGCAACAAATACGAGCGTCTGCCTACTTTCTCGGTGTATGGGAAAGTATAACGGACTGCCTCTTTATGAGGACTTGATAACGGACGAGGGGTGCGGAATGTTACGCATCAGCCTTGTGGACCTGCCAGCCGTAGAGAGCGACTTTCAGAAGTTCGGCAAGACGGCAAGGGTGCAGATGATGAGCGAGGAAAAGCGGCTCATCGTGGGCGTGGTGATGCGTGCAGGCTTCCCGATTTACCGCATAGATGCAGAACACGGAGAATACTACACCACCTTCAGCGCAGAGACTATCCGCAGAATGGCGGAGAAGTACCTGGAGGAGAACCGCCAGAACAGGGTGAACCTCATGCACGCTGGCGAGGAGGTCAGAGGGGTGCAGATGGTGCAGCTTTTCATCAAGGACACCACCAAAGGTATCAACCCGTCAGGCTTTGAGGACATAGAGGACGGAAGCCTCTTTGCCGAGTTCCATGTCGTGGACGATGAGATTTGGAACTGGATAAAAGAGGGTATCCTGCGAGGCTTCTCACTGGAGGGCTTCTTCACAATGGAAAATACTACAAATCAAGAAAATATGAAGAAACTGAAAGAAATGCTTGCGAAGATAATCAGCAAGTTCACCGAGGTAACCACCGACAAGGGCATACTGACCTTTGACGGAGAGGCAGAAATCGGAAAGGATGTGTACCTGCTGCTTGAAAGTGGCGAGGTGGTAGATGCCGAGGACGGCGAGTACAAGGCCGAGGACGGCAAGACCTATGTTGTTGAGGGTGGAAAGATTGCAGAAATCAGAGAAGTTACCGAGGTGGCAGCCGAGGACGATACCGAGATTGCTGACGATGTTGACATCCATAACCTTGCAGCCGAGGTAGAAAGGCTGAAAGAGGAGAACGAGAAGAAGAAGGAGGAAATCGCCGACCTCGTAAAGAGGATTGAAGCCCTGGAAGGCAAGGCAGGCGAGACCGAGGAGGCATTGAGGAAGATGAGCGCAGCCAAGCCAGCCCACGAGGAAGTGAAAGGCAACGAGCCGAAGGCAAGTTTCCGCAACGCTCATCAGGAGATGCTTTACAACCTGAACAAAGCAAGATAATTAACTGAATATAAACAAATTAAAGTAAATCAATATGGCATACACAGTAAATGCGCTCCCTGCTTATGTGGAGCAGAACAGACTGCCTCTCTTGGCAGCAGCAGTCCTCAAAGGCAAGACCGTTGAGGTTATCAACCGCCAGAGCGGCATCAAAGGCAAGGCCGCTCTGAACATAGTAGACGTAACCGCACCGTTCCAGGCAGGGAACACCTGCGGATTCAACGCTTCAGGCAACGACACCTTCTCCCAGAGAGTTATAGAGACCGTTATGGTCAAGGTGGAGAAGGAGTGGTGCTGGAAAGACCTCATCGGCAAGTGGGCAGAATACGAGTACAGGGTTGTTGCAGGTGAAAAGACCCTCGCATTTGAGGAGTTCTTCCTGAACGAAATCGCAAAGGAAATCGCCGCCCAGATTGAGGATATTATCTGGAAGGGAAATGCCACTCTCGGCATCGCCGGTCTGCTCGGCAATCTTACAGCCGCAAGCGTAACAGCCACCCAGTTCACTGGCACTGATGATTATGCCAAGATTATGGAGGCGTATATGGCTATCCCAGAGCAGGTACTTGACAAGGCAGCCATCTTCGTAAGTGCCAGCCGTTTCCGTGGCTTCGTGGCAGGAATGGTCGCAGCTAACCTGTACCACTACAACCCAGAAGCTCCAGTAGACGAGGTTATAATTCCGGGTACTAACACAAGAGTCATCAAGGTGAACGGCTTGAACAGCAGCACCTATGGCACCGTAACCGATGTAGTGGTAGCAGCCGACCCTATGAACCTCGTTTACGGCTATGACGTAGAGGATTCCGCAGAGGCTCTTGATGTATGGTATAGCAAGGATAACGATTCTATCCGCCTGCGTATGACAACCAACATCGGAACCCAGGTAGCCTTCCCTAACGAGGTAGTGGTAATGGGTGACTAACAGGAGAGGGGAGTGTCCCTCCCCTTCCTTTTTATTAACGGAAAAAAGAGATAGAAAAATATGGCTTGTTTACAGACAATCAACGGAATAGCGAGAGAATGCCAGAGCAATATCGGCGGTCTGAAGAAGGTCTATATCGGCCCTTACGATGAAGGACTGACAATAGAACTGACTTCAGGGGCAATCTCTACCTTCACCCCATCTACGGGTGCGGCAAAGCTGAAAGCGTTTAACTTCCGCAGCGGTGCAGCCAGCTTCACATCTACCAGTCAAATTGATGCCGTAAGCGGCGTGTCTATGGTGCAGACCCAGCTGGTAATGAACTTCGGAAGGATGGACGCAGCGAAGCGTGCCGAGATTCAGGCTCTCCTGACTGGCGAGGTAATGGTTATCGCAGTTGACAACAACGGTATGGCGTGGTTCCTCGGAAAAGACACCCCGGTGGTGGCTGTCGGAGCGCAGAACGCAGCCAGCGGCGCAGCCAAGACCGAGGCAAATCAGTATTCAATCACCCTCCAGGACGAGAGCGCAGAACTGCCTTACGCATTTGCAGCACTCTCTACCTTCAGCGGTGCGGTAGAAGAAGTTTCCTAAAGAGTTGTTTTCATAATCGTTTAAGTTTGTTGGTGTGGAGGGCGGTGGCGACATCGCCCTTTGCATTAAATAGTTAGAGAGTATGGGAGTTAGAACACATTTCAGGATACTTTGGAGGAATACGGCCACGCAGGAGGTGACGGTGCAGAGTGCGGTGAACTCCTCCGAGAGCGATATGTATTACACCTTCCCAGTTCCTACCTTGAGCCGTGGCGAGTACGAGTACTTCATCATTGCAGACGGAGGTGAGTTGGAGGTCAAGACCAACGACATACGCCGCAGCACGATTGACGGCGAGGCGGTAGTTATCTATGACCGAGGACTGGCGCAGGTGGGAGAGATTTCAGCAAACGACACAACTTACAACATAGCAAAGACTTATGAGCAATACACAGGCGAAGAAAACGCAGCCGAGTAAGGTCTGCTTCGCTGCCTTGAATCCATATATTGACACTGCTCTCCCAGAGCCGGTTCAGAAAGAGGTAAGCGGCAAGTCGTACATCCCCTACGGAAGCGACAACCTCTACCCTCTCTACCTGCTTGGCCTGTACGAAGGATGCAGCACCTTGAAGGCCATTATTGACGGCAATATGGACTATGTGCTGGGCGATGATTTCAACCTTGACGCTCCGCTGGGCAAGGACTACGCCGCAGAGGTGTTGAGGGAGGTTATAAGGGATTGGTATATATACGGCTACGGCTTCATTCAGGTGCTGCGTAACCCACTCGGCGAGGTGCTGGACCTCGTACACCTACCTGCGGAATATGTGAGGACGGACAAGGAGCATCAGGCCTTCTGGTACTGCGAGAAGTGGAGAGGCTACGGCAACACGAAAGCAGTCGTATATCCTGCCTTTATGCGTGAGAGCGATGCAGCAAGCAGCGTGTATATGGTCGGCAGCGGAAGGGGTGTGTACCCTGCACCGATTTGGAGTGCAGCGGTGAAGGATGTGGAGATAGAGAAGAAGATTGAGGACTTCCACCTGAACGAGCTGCGAAACAACTTCTTATCCAGCTTGCTTATTAACTTCAATAACGGCACTCCAGACGACAAGGTGAAGGCGGAGATTGAGAAGGCGATAAACGAGAAGTTCAGCGGAGCGGAGAACGCCGGAAGGATAATGATTTCCTTTAACGAGAATGTGCAGAACAGGGCAACCGTAGACAGGCTCTCCAGCGATTCCTTTGACACTCGCTACCAAGCCCTTGCGTCAAGGACGAGGGAGCAGATATTCATTGCGTTCAAGGCCCAGCCGCTCCTGTTCGGTCTTACCAGCGAGAGCAGCACAGGCTTCTCCACGACCGAGTTCGGAGACCTGTTCAGGCTGTACAACAAGACGATGATAAGCCCTCGCCAAGATATGCTCCGCAGGGCTATGGCTGCCATCTTTGGCCGTGAGGTATTGACGATTACACCGTTTACGATATGATATACATAGAATATACGAATCTGGCGGAGTTTAACGCAGACTTCAATAACGACTTCTCAATAGGAGATGGCGTACCTAATACACTTGACATACCGAAAACTTATAATACCGAAGAATAATGAATTACGCAAATCTTATACAGAATATAACCGAGAATATTAAGACCAATGGCAGCCAGGCAATCACCGCCCAGGTGCTTCAGGATGTGCTTGTGGATATGGTAGGCGAGTTAGGACAGAGTGGCGCGCTCCTCGGTGGCGTGATAGACACCTCTTTCGTGCCTGACCTTACCAATGACGCACAGGTGGTTTATATAGCTGAAAGCCCTGGCACTTACACGAACTTCAACGGCTTGGTCGTAGGTGCAGGAGAAGTGGCTTTCTTCTACTTTAATGGCAACGCCTGGGCAAAGTCCTCCGTAGATGTTCTGGAGGTGGTAAATAACCTTAATTCTACCGCAACGGATAAAGCCCTCTCTGCAGCGATGGGAAAGCAGATTGGAGATAATATAAGTCAATTAGGCCAAAAAATAGGGAGTGTTAATAATTCAACAGAGGGAATCACCATAACGGATGATGCCTTTGTTAGTGCAATAAATGGGGGTATTGTTGAAAACACAACACGCTTCCCAAGTGCCGTTACAGACATTCCTATTTTGGGCGGTATGAAAATACGATTGAATATTGAGGATGTTCCAATTGCAAGTGGGCGTGGTGCAGCGTTCTATGATGCGAATGGCGGATTTATTAGTGGTATTATTTATGTTATTGATGTTTTGACCTATGAGGTTGTCACTCCGGAAAAAGCCACAAAGATGGCGTTAACCATTTTTGGCAATGGCAAATTTTTGGTGGAATATCTTGACTCTATTACTAAAAAAATTCAAGACAATGTTGATGGTATTGCAAAGAATACCAATGACATTCAAGATATTAAATTGAATATAGGTGAGACATTCAACAAATCATATTCCGAATTAACAATTATAGACAAGGCATCAATCAATTGTTTCACAGGTGCAATAACTGACCCTGATTATACAAACTCTCCAAATGCGGTGCAGGGTATTCCTGTGATTGGTGGTTCAAGTATAACAATTCATATTGATTCCGCTTTAAGTGCAAGTGGTAGGGGTTTCGCTTTCTATGATGCAGACAACAATTATATTAGTGGAATCCCTCTTGTGGTAGGCACAACGGATTATACTGCGGTTGTCCCAAATAATGCCACCTCATTAAGCATCACTACATTTGGGGATGATGATTTCTGTGTTACAAGGAAATCACCTCTACCATTGGCATTTGCGACCTTTGCAAAAGAACTTGCGAAACAAAGTTTGAAACCAAATATAGACCTTACCGATGCCACATTTGTGACTGGAAAATTTATCAGCGGAGCATATAAATCCATAGCAACTCATTCTGATTATGGATATTATAGACTTGATGTTGCTAACGGAACAAAACTAAAAATCAATGCAGGCTTTACGCATACACAAATTGGACTTGCGTTTTACAATGAATCTAATAAGCCTATAAGTGGCTATGCATATACAAATGAGGAAATTAATGTTGTTGCCCCTGCTGAATGTGCATACATTTTGTTTACAAAAAAACTATCTCTCCCTATAAATGTGGAGGTTGATTATAGGCAGGCAACTGATTTGCTAAAAATCTTTGATAGTTACCAATTGAAAAGGGATGCCACCAACCCTTTATCCAAGGTCAATGAAATGCCAACCTTTGTGAGAATGTTTAGAAAGATTGGATGCATTGGTGATTCGTTGACAATGGGTGGATTTGATACCACAACTCCTAATTCAAATGGTGCTAATATCCCCGACTTTTCCTATCCTGCACAACTTGCAAAATTCACAGGTGTTGATGTCAAGAATTTTGGTATATCGGGAGCAACGGCATCTGAACAATATGCTTACAATTGGTTAGCCATAGCACAAGGCGGGACTATTTTCCCCTATACTGATTTTAGTCAGAATCCTGCCGATGCTTATATTATTGCTCTTGGCACAAATGACATTTCTCAACTTTCCGAGTTTACCGGAAATGTGGAAACAGACATAGATTTGCAGGATTACAACAATAACGCAAACACAAGTGTGGGAGGTTATGCGAAAATTATCCAAATCATAAAGGAAATGCAGCCAAAAGCAGAAATTTTCTGCGTGACAATTTCAAAGTATAGAGCAAATCCGGCATCTCCTAAAATAGAGGCAAATGAAAAGATTGTATCCATTGCAACTTTATTGGGTTGTTGGGTAATTGACCTCTATACTTATGGCGAAGATAACCACGATGAGTTTGAGCAATACTATGTCAATGATTCTCATTATAACGCAATGGGATGCAATTTAAGGGCAAGACAATATGCGACATATATTGATTGGATTGTAGCAAACAATATGCAACATTTCCGTAATGTTCAGTTTATTGGAACTAATTATTCTTACGATGGATAACCCCTAATTGGATAAGTTAACCAGGGAGGACTTGATTCTCTAAACCCCTAATTTGCTGAATTATGAGCAAGGAAACAGAAAACATACTGCGCTTCGCCTTCACTTGGGACGCAACGATAAAGGAGGAAAATATCAATAACTTCATAGCAATGCGATGATACTACTTACTTCAACGGAATATATCAAGGCCCATAGCGGCCTGAATGACAACACCTATGACAAGATGATTGTGCCTGCGTTGACGAGGGCGCAAGACCTTGACCTTACCGAGTGCTTGGGCGAGTGCCTTGTGTCTGCCCTTCAGACGAAGGTAGGAGACGGTACTATCAGCGAGGCTGGAAATGTGTTGTATAAATTGCTGCTTGACAACTATGTGCAGCCGTTCCTGACCTATACGACACTCGGAAACATTACCCTTGAACTCGGGCAGGTTATGGGCAACGGCGGTATTGACACCGTGACCGATGAGCACAGGCAGAGCTTGACCTTTGACGAGAGGGGGCAGATAAAAGACTACTGGCTGCACCACGCAGACGCATACCGTAAGCGTATGCAAAACTTCCTGAAGAACAACCGAGGAGCTTTTCCTGAATTGTCAGGCTGCTCGGCTTGCGAGGAAGGGCCGAACCTGAATAGTGCCGCAGGCAGTCCTATATGGCTGGGCGGTGCAAGGGGCAAGATGATAACACCTAACTGCTGCGAAGAATGACATTACGGGAACTTTACACGGCGATTGAGGGGGTGGCGAAGGCCGTTCCCGATGTGCGTACTATCATAGAAAACGACATCTTGAAGCTGAACACGATGCGGAAGGCGGAGTATAGCGTCTTTGGCATTACGCAGGAGAGCCACACGAGCAGCGATGGCTGGATGTCGTTCACCTTGAACCTCTTTTTTATTGACCGCCTTCTGAACGCAGGCGACAACGAGCTGGAGGTTCAGAGCCATGCTATTGAGGTCTTGAGGGCTATCCTGATGCGTGTGGGTGAGCTGGTGGAGGTTGGCGAGGTACGCTATACGACCTTTACAAACCGCTTTCAAGACCTCTGTGCAGGTGCTTGGGCGGTGGTGACGATACGCACCCCCGAGAGCGATTGTAACGAGATTTTTAACGACTGATAAATACTTGACTTTATGATAATTGGTAAGGATTCGGTATGGAAAATGCTGGCATTGTTCGCCATAGTTCTGCTGGCGGTTTTGGACATCATCTTCTGCTCAATGAAGGCAGTGTATATTCTGAACGCCCTGCTCGTAGCAGGCAGTCTGCTGGGCATAGCGGTAAAACTCTTTCGGAGATGGAGCGCAGAGAATTAAACAGGCTCAACCTTCAACTGATTGCAGGCGTGGTCTTGGTTGTGGCAGGTCTTGTGCTGATTTTCCTCGGCCTGTTCATCCCTCCGAAGGGGGAGATACACAACTCCGTCCTGATTGCCTACGGCGAGATAAGCACCTTCGCTGGTGCGCTGATTGGCGTAGACTACCACTACCGCTTCAGGGAGTTTGAGAGGACAACGAGGCGGACAAGGGAGGACAAAGATGGCGAGGTGTGAGCATCTGATTCCGTTCATCTTCCACTGGGAGGACGGTGTGCCTAAAAGCTGGGCAGACCGCCCTCTCAATGTGCAGTTTGGAAGGGCAAAAGAAAAGGGGCTTATACTTCTGCCCTTTGACAAGGGAGGGCCAACGGTCTGCGGTGTGACCTATGCCACCTATTGCGCTTGGAAGAAGAAGCAAGGGCAGCCCACGCCCACGGTGGAGCAGATGGTTACGATGTCTTGGGAGGAGTGGTTCGGCTTGTTCAAGGGCTTGTTCTGGGACAGGTGCAGGGCGGATGAGATAGGCAGCCAGGCCGTTGCTGATATGCTTGTGGACTGGACCTGGACGAGCGGAGTGCCGTGGCCTGTGAGGAGGCTTCAGAAGGTCTTGGGTGTGGATGTGGACGGAGTGGTCGGAAGTAAGACGCTCTACGAACTCAACTGCTGGAATGGGGATGACTTGGCGCAGGTCTTGGCGGAAGAAAGGGCAGACTATTACAAAGGTATCGTAAAGAGCAAACCGGGGCAGGGCGTGTTCCTGCAAGGGTGGCTGAACCGAGTAGATGATTGCTTGAAATGGATGTAAGGAAGTGTAGGAACTGTGAGCATTGTGTTTGGCTGAACCGATGGAGGTGCAGCCTTGACCGATGGGAGTTTGACGTATGGGGCGGATGCTGCTCCGAGTTTGAAAACAAGAAACCTTTAGGCGATGATAAATATGGAAAGTAGACTGACTTGGGGAGAGCTGGCAAGGCTTGCGGCTGCGGTACTCCTTTTCGCTGGCATAGTTATCGGGATGAGCTGGAAAATCAGCAAGCTGGAGGATGAGGTAGACCGCCTCCGGAATACTCCAGCAGATACGGTTGTGGTTACGCAGACAGACACGATTTTAAGCGAGAAACCAGTGCCGGTGTATAAGTATATCCACAAGACCGAGTTCGTTGAAATTAAGGCGGATTCTGTGCGAATTGATACGGTGAAGGAGTTGGTGTTCCTGCCGAGAGAGTATATGGTCTACAAGGATAGTACTTACAGGGCCGTTGTGAGTGGCGTGCAGCCGAGGCTTGACAGCATTGAGGTCTACCGCAAGACGCAGGTGCAGACGATTACAAAGACCATCAGCGTGCCTGACCGCAAGCGGTGGGGCTTGGGCATCCAGGCAGGTGCAGGCTGGAACGGGCGGAAGGTGCAGCCGTATGTCGGTCTGGGAGTGAGTTACGACCTTGTGAGGTGGTGATTTGATGATTTATTTAGCAGTGGGAGGGTGTTTGCCCTCCCTTTTTTTGTTCGTTTTTTCTTTTTTCTGCCAAATTTTGGAAGAAAAGGCTCGGCTCTTGCGAGATAGAAAATAATCGTTACCTTTGCGGTGAGCTTTCAGAACTTTCATAGATTGCGAAGCTCATCGTTGTGTTGAGGGGGGTGGAAACACCCCCTTTTTTGTTGGATTTTGGTGCGGCGTTGTTGCTCGGAGGTTGCAAGAAATCGCACAACCGCCAACGGCACAACGAGTTACAAGAATAGGAATACAAAATTGCTACATTTATTGCAGCCTTTTTCGTAGATGCCTGGAACGGCCCTGGGCGGCTCTCCGTCTTACATTCTTTCCACTCCGTTTCTTTCCTTTTCTTACAAATCTTCCTATATTTGTTGCTCCGTTGTTGCTCCGAATGATGAAAGCAAAGGCACAAGTCAGACTACGAAGAAGGAAGATGAAGGGCGGTGGATGGTCGCTCTATCTTGACATCTACCACGCAGGGATGCGGAGGTATGAATACCTGCGGCTCTACCTTGCGGAAGAACGGACACACGAGGACAGGCAGAAGAACAGCGAGACCTTGAGGCTGGCGGAAGCAGTGGCAGCAAGGCGGAACATAGAAGTACAGAGGCTGGGTGCTGCTATGACGATGCCGAGCGAGAAAAGCGTAAGGGTGCTGCTTGCGGAGCAGCTTGAAGTGGAGAGCCAACGGAGCGAGGGCACGCAGGAGGTCTGGCGGTGCTGGGTGAACAGGGTGAACAAGTGGAAGGGGGTGGAGGTATCCTTGAAAGATGTCGGAGAAGAATGGTGGAGGCGTTATATGGAATGGGTAAAGAGCAGAGGTCTGAAGCCGACCACCGAACACCACTACCTGAACAGGATGCGGATAGTGCTGAACAGGGCCGAGAGGCTGGGAGAAATACACCTGAATCCGTCAAAAAACACCCGATTAACCGCAATCAAGCGAGAGGAAAGGGTTTACTTGACCGTGGACGAATTGAGGCAATTACGGGCACATCCGTATGCAAGCACCCCACTCGGTCGGGCGTTCCTGTTCGGCTGCTTCTGCGGATTGAGGTTCAGCGACATCAAAGCCTTGCGGTGGGAGGATATTCAAGGCAGCCGGATTGTCAAGAAGATAGTCAAGACTGGCAGGGTGGAATACATTGACCTCAATGCCCAGGCGGTGGAGATGCTGGGCGAGAGGGGCAGTGGCCTTGTCTTTGATATACACGTTGGCGACAGGGGTTCAGCCCTACGCAAATGGGCTGCGGAGTGCGGCATAATAAAGCACATATCTTTCCACACTTCAAGACATACCTTTGCAGTCCTGATGCTCTCCGCAGGGGTAGATATATATACTCTTTCAAGGCTGCTCGGCCATTCCTCCGTAACGGTCACACAGGTATATGCTGACATCGTGGACGGAAGAAGGAAGGCGGCGGTGGATTTGTTCCCGAAGATTTAGGGAGGTATGAAAAAAGGCAGTATCTTTGCCGAACCTCTTGACAATGGGCGTGAGCATTTGCTCCGCCCTTTTTTATTGCTGCATCTTCTCAATTATCCCGATAAGCCTTTGAATTGTGGCCTCCAGTTCGGCTATCTTCTCGTCCTTCTCCTTGAGCAGCGTGCGGTTCTTTTCTTGAATATCGCTTTCTTCCAAGAATACGGAAATATCCTTGCCAATAGCTTTCGCTATCTTCTCAAGAGTACCAATCTTGATACTGGCATTTTTCATCATTGAGTTTACGGTTTGGGATGTTACCCCCAGAATCTCCGCCACCCTAACCTGTGTAATGCCCAAATCTTTGAGCTTTGTCTTAAGTTCTTGCCCATTCATAATGCGTTGGTTTTGTGTTGGTTAAATATAATCTTCAAAAAAAATGTAGACAAAGATTTGGAAAAATCAGACTTTTCTCTTATTTTTGCACTCGTAATTAAAATAAAGTTAAATAAAAACCAACGAAAACACAACGACAATGAAAGCAATTTATCTGACACTCGCAGCCGCCATTCTGATAGCAGTTCTGCTGGGCGGTGCAGCAGTCCAGTTCGCTGCTATGGGAGCAGCACTCGGCTGGGTATTCTATGAGGACAAAAAAGCAAAGGAGGCAAGGAGATGAAGTACAAGGTTACATATTCCGACAATGTGATAGCAGAGGTGGAAGCCGATAGCTTCAACGAAGCAGCCAGGGTCGCATTGAACAAGCACGCAGGAGCAAGTGCGCTGAAGATAGAACTGATAGCCGGAAGCGTCTTTGAGGACATCTTCCGAGCTTTTAAGATGATATGATAATGACCGAGAAAACTTACATGAACTTTGATGAGGCTGCCGAGTATTTGGGCGTGGCGAAAACAAGCCTCTACAACAAGTGCTACCGCAAGCAGATTCCGCACTACAAGCCGAGCGGAGGCAAGCTCTACTTCCTCCGTTCAGAACTGGATGCGTGGATTGCAGCCGGCCGTGTAGCAACCAAGAAGGAGATAGTTTCACTTTCAAATAATTTTATAACTCACTAAAACACAACGATTATGGCAGACAAGACCAAGACAACGCAGGCCGAAGTTCCGGCCGAGGAAAAGGTGCTGACCTTCCAGGAGAGGATTGTGGCACTTCAGAACGAACTCAAAGCACCGAAAAGCCGCTACAACAAGTTCGGAGATTACGCATACCGCAGTTGCGAGGACATCTACGAGGCTGTGAAACCGCTTGCAGCCAAGTGGGGAATGGTGCTGCACCTGACTGATGAGATAGTACTGGTAGGCGAGAGATACTACGTACTGGCAACCGCCACCCTTTCAGACACTATGGGCGAGGCTCAACTGGTTAGCAAAGGCTGGGCAAGGGAGAGCGATACGAAGAAGGGAATGGATGGCAGTCAGATTACTGGCACTGCAAGCAGCTACGCACGCAAATACGCCCTGAACGGCTTGCTCCTGATAGATGATACCAAAGACCCCGATACGGACGAATACGCAAGGCAGACAGGCCGAACCGAGCCAAAACCAGTAGACACCTACCTCGCTACAATTTCCAAGTTCAAGAACATAGCCGATATGGAGATTTGGTGGAATAGCAACCTTGAGGAACTGAAAGCCCATCCGAAGTACAGGGAGATATTCGCCTACGCAAGTCAGAAGGGCAAGGAGTTGAACGCAAATCAATAGGAGGACTGAACGATGTTGATAAATCTTGACATAGACCTTACGATGCTTCCAAAGGATAAGATTCAGGAAGGCAAGAACGGACACAAGTATATCAAGCTGACCGCTGCGACTATGAAGCAGCCTGATAAGTTCGGCAACGATATGACGGTATTTATTGCCCAGAGCAAGGAGGAAAGGGAACACTCTGACCGCCTGTACTGCGGCAAGGGCAAGACCTTCGGAAATAAGCAGGAGCAGCCAAGCATCCCGATTGTGAACGGAGGCTTGAAGGGCGACCTGCCGTTCTAAAAATTCAAAGGCTGGTGGTGGGTGATACCGCCTCCAGCCACAAAAAAAAACGAAAATAATGCTTGTTTCTGACGAAAATATGTTATATTTGTGGTGTCAAATTAACCACCCAGCGTATGCTGGAAACGATAGAAAATTTGCCTTTGATAAGGGTGCTGCGAGGAAACGACCAGCGTGGCTTGTGGTTAAGCCTGACAACCCTGTGTCAAAGGCATTTTTTGTTAAATTAACCACAATGCACAAATCTGATTCCTGTGGCGATGCAATCGGCAAAGCCACGCGGACAATCCACACAATTTCCGAGGTGGATTCAGTGCTGAACAAAGCAAGAGAGGCGGTCTTGACCTCCAGCCCTTATGTTCGGCAAGAACTTTCCGAGAACATCCACGACACGATGCTTGCACTCGGTCTGGCACTCTATGAGCAACTTTCAACAATTTACGAGGAGGAAGCGGTATGAGCAAGTCAATGGTATTTTATACGGACTGGTTTGATGCCGCAGAGCAGTTAGAAAGTCCGCAGGAGCAGCTGGATTTTATTAAGGGTATCTTGAACTATGGACTGAGGGATATCGTGGCGGATTCAGACCACACTCTCCCTGCAAGGCTGGGATATAACATCTGTAAGGGTTCGGTTGACACAAATCAAAAAAAGAGAGACGGCGGAGCTTTAGGGGGCGCACCTAAAGGTAATACCAATGCAAAGAAGGTTGAAAGTAATCAACCTATGGTTGAAACAAAACAACCTATGGTTAAAAGCAAACAACCTACTATAAATGTAAATGTAAATGATAATGATAATGTCAAGGTAAATGACAATGTTAGAGTAGTCGCTGACGCTCCCACTCGCACCCGATTCATTAAGCCTTCACTTCAGGAGGTAGCTGCTTACGCAGCCTCTATGCACTATACTGGCTTCAATGCTGACCGATTCCTTGCCTACTACGAAAGCAACGGCTGGAAGGTGGGCAGAAATCCGATGAAAGACTGGAAGGCTGCCGTGCGGAACTGGCACGCCAAAGACAAGGCAGAGGCCGCACCGAAGATGCAGCCTACATACGATGAACTTCACCCGATAGGAGATTTCAGCAATGAGTACACGAATGTTTGACAAGGAGATATTCCGCAAGGCCCTGGCCTCTTTCCTGAAGGGTGAGCCTTTGCAGCATTCCGAGGCGATAGAAGCCGTAGAAAAGTGGATGGATTCCGGCAAGGTTGGACTGGTGCTTATGGGAAATGTAGGCACAGGCAAAACCACCATAGGCCACGCCTTGCGTTGTGCCTGGGCGCATTACCTGTCTATCGCACGAGTGTATAAATGCGACTGGATTGCCTTACAGGTAGAGGCAGACAAGAGCTGGGTAAACGAGGTGGCGAATTGTAGCGGATTGCTGATACTGGACGACCTCGGAACGGAGAAGAAGGTTTATGGCGAGGAAATCATACCGCAGATACTCTACCTCCGATATGCAAGAGGCCAGTACACGGCGATTACAACGAATCTGAACTTTGAGCAGTTGAGGGCGAGATACGGAGAGAGGATAGCAGACCGCTTGAGGACTTACGGCAGAATCGTGATGAATTACGGAAGTTTGAGAAAATAGCAACACAACGATGAAACTGACAAACGAGCAAATAGACACGTTAAGGGATTGCCTGATGTACAACCGAGACAGGTACTCCTACACGAAATACCTTGACCTTGACGACCTAACCGCAAGGCTGGACTATCAAGACGGCAGGGTGTGGATTGAGTTCTACGAGAAGGACGAGGATGGCGACGAGAGGGAGGTGGAACTGGACGACTATAACAGCCTTGTGAGGATGCTGGAGGGAGAGCTTCAGGAGCAGGCAGAGGCAGACGAGGCAAGCTGGAGGGCCATTGAGCGCACGCAGGAGGTGCTGGACTTGATTTGCCGATGAAACCAAGAAGGATGGCAACGGAGGCGGAGAAGGCATATATCGCCGAGCATTACGCCAATGGTAAGACGAGCGATATTGCTCTGAAACTGGGAATGTCGCCCGATATGGTGCGAGGCTTTGCCCAAAAGCTGGGAATCCGCAAAAGGGCGGCGTATTCCAGGGATATGAGCTACTGCACCACCTGCTGCCTGAACGCACGAGGAAGGTGCATTTACGGCAACGAGGGCGATGCAGGGAGATGTAAGGCGATGCGGTACTCCACCGCCAAGTGGCCGAAATTGATGACACGAACCGAAATTGCAAGAGCAGAACTATGAGTTACGCAGAGATGAAGAAGCTCCACGCAGAAGATGTGGAGATTTACAACCGAACTGGCAGCGTCTTTTACCTGACCAGAGCCAAGCTGCTGGAGGCGGCCATAGCGGACGCAATCAGGAACAGGCACTCCGACTGTACGGACATTTAGAACAAACACAAAAAACTACTTTGGCGATGATAACTAAACGACAACTGAAACAAATGCTCCAAAGCCTGACCGAGAGGGTGGAAAGGCTGGAGGCAAAGGCAGAACTATTTGACAAAGGGCTGGAGGTCTGCGTGGATGCACACAAGGCGAATTTGAAAGACATACAATGCTACAACGAGTCTGTGAAGTTCTTTCATAAGATGATTGGGGCGATTCTCATAGCTACTGGCTTAAGAGACAAGGGGGATGTGATGAACAAGGCCTTTGAGCAGTTTGACAAGGAAGAAGATGTTAAAAGGGAGATATTAAAGCCGGTGGAGAAGGAGGCCGACCTGTTCAGCGAACCAGCCGAGGAAGATTGGATTGATAGCAAGGAAGCGAGGGAACTGCTGGGGTGGCAGACCATATCCACACCAATGCTCAAGGCAGCGGGCATCCGCTACCAGCAGCCGTTGGGCAAGCACCACAAGATTACGGCCCACAAGGGCGATATTGAGAACTACATAGCGAATAGGAGATAGATGCGACACATTGAGAGCCATATCCAGCAGGTCTGCCTCCGTTGGGCGAGGCTTCAGTTCCCAGTCTGCCGGGAGCTGATGTTCAGCGTACCTAACGGAGCGCACCTGTCTATGGTTCAGGCAAGAATCCTGAAGGCTGAAGGGATGACCGCAGGGGTGGCGGATATGCTGCTCCTGCACCCTTCCGCAGACGGAAGATATGCGGCTCTTGCGATTGAGTTCAAGACGGCCAAAGGCAAGCAAAGTCCACTTCAGAAGGCGTGGCAGACGGAACTGGAGAAGCCTGGCTGCTATCGGTATGAGGTGGTGAGGTCGTTTGAGCAGTTCAGAGATTTGATAAACAACTATTTGTAAATACAACGATTATGGCAACACAAGAAAAACATTCAAGTCCAACCTGCAAGACCTGTGGATTCTACGAAAATAACTGCCCTTTTATCCGTGGCAAATTTATTCCATATCCGAGCAGAGTTTGTAAGGATTACACTGATTCAACAATGAAAGCGCAAGAGATGCTTGCAGCGGATTTGGAGAAAGCGGCAGATGACTATGTAATGCAAACCGCTTCTGCAACAGCAGAGGAAATGGAAACTCTTAAAGATGCTTTCAAGGCTGGAGCAAGTGTAATTATTGACCAGAGAATTTCTCTTGGATACTTGATTAGTTGGTACATACAATCTGTAGATGGACATCAACCCATTTGGACAGAAGAGCATTTAAAGGAGTTAGATAAAGATTTTATACTAATACCGAAGCCTTTGAATAATCACTAAATAAGTCTGGATATGAAATATGATTTAGTACAGTATAGTTGTGATATTTGTGGGAATCTATCTGAAGTTTTAGACCCTGACCAAAACATCGTGGATTTTGGATGGAAGATTATTTTTGATGATAAAGCTTTTACACTTACATATCTATGCCCAGAATGCAGTTTGAAATGCTCAAAGAAAACGAGATAGGTAAAAAATAGCTATGAAAACCGAACAAATTAGTAAAACATTTAGTGATGAAACGGCAAGTGCAGACGAATGAAAATCTGGGACACCAAGCACGGATATAAGGGTGTTGAATTTAAGATTTTAGAGGAGCTTTGATTATGAAGCAGTTAGTAAACAAACTCAATAGGAACATCCGCCTTGTAGGTCTTGAAGCGGTCAAAGATGCAGACGGATACATCTACTTCAACCTTCCGAGCGGCGGATGTATTTGGAGCGGCAGGGAGTGGGAGATTGAGGATTACGAGCCGCACCCAGAGCCGAAAGGCGAGAGCGAGGCGTTCCGTTCCTGGCTGGAGAAGGAGATAGACAAGCGGAAGTTCAAGGTTTCAGGCATAGGCCCTGCGATGGGCCTCTCTACGAACTGGCTTTGGAATATCTTGCGAGGGAAGCGGCAGCTGCCAATGAAACGAGCAGCGGAACTGGAGGAGGTGCTGGGGATGAAGCCAGGGGCGATAGTCAGGGCTTTAGGTCGCAGCAAATCGGGCAAAACGCCTACAATAAAATGAGATGTATGCTGATGAAGTCAGACGGATGTACGAGAGCGGAGAGCTGGAAAGGCTCTGCCGGATGTGCGGTGTCAGGGAACGCCACCTTGCGGACTTCGTTCAGGAGGTCGCACTGCGGCTGCTCACGAAAGGGGAGAAGGCCCATAACCTCCAAGCCTATACGGTTACACTCATCAGAAAGCAGTACTACGGACGGAAAGGAAAATGGTGGAAGGAGGAAGGCCGTTGGAATGCAGCGAGGGTGGAACTACAAGACGCTCGTGGCGAAATACCTTACGAGGGAAGCGAGGGGGATTTTTGACGAGAGCAGCGACCAGACGAGGGCGATGTACCGAGGGCTGGCGAGGTTGAGCGCACCAGAGCTTACTATCTTCCTGCTCGTGGTGGAGTTGGGAAGCAAGGCGGAGGTGGCAAGGAGGCTGGGCGTGCACCGCAGCACGATTGGACGGATTTATAAACGAATTGAGGAGGAGTTACGCCGTGGACTGGAGAACTATTGAGATACTGGCCGAGTTGCTGGTCGTGGTGGTGGTCTTGATTGATATGAGCGGCTTTATGGATGAGATGAAGGCGAGGCTGAAACGCTGGCTGCATATCAAGGGCGAGGTATCGCTCAAGCCGCTGGATTGCTCGTTCTGTATGTACCACTGGACGGCTCTGGTGGTGCTGCTCTGCCTCGGACGGCTGAACCTGACGAGCTATATGGCAATCTGCATAGGCTGCCTGCTCACAGGAGTGGTAAGGATGGCCCTTGCGGCGATTTTGGACGGAATACAAAGGCTTTTGGTATGGAGAAGAAGAAAAGTATAAGCGAGAGCGAGAAAGCCCTTTTAAGGCGGTATTTTGAGCAGATGGAGACGGCAAGCAAGCACAACTACTACACCGCCGTTCCTTCTACGGATATGCTGCAACTTCAGGCAATCTACAAGCGGTATATCAACCCACACCACACGCCTAACGCTTGGTGCAGCCATTGCTGTGTAGCGACCTTGAAGGGGCTTTACCAGTTTGCGAAGGAGGTGCTTTTTTAACAATTAAATTAAACGATTATGGAAGATTTGGACTTTGAACAAAAATGTAAACTTGAAGAAAAGATAGCAGCTCGCAAGAGTTCGGTCATTTGTGCCTGGGTTTTATCGGGTATCGTATTATTGGTCGCTGGACTTCTTTATCTTATTCCGGTTTATCGGGTATGGGAGTCAGAATTGAAGGGGAAGGCTGAGTATGCCCGAGCCGAGCAAAATAGAAGGATTAAGATAGAAGAAGCGAAGGCGAACTTGGAAGCGGAAAAACTTAACGCACAGGCTGAAATTGAGAGAGCCAAAGGAGCAGCCGAGGCTATCAAGATAGAGAACGGTTCAATTACTCCCACTTACATCCAGTACTTGTGGGTAAGGCAGCAGAACGCATCCTCCAACAATCGGCTGATATACATTCCTACGGAAGCAGGACTGCCTATACTTGAAGCAGGGCGTAAAGATTAACAATATATGGCAACGACAAAGCAAGCGAAGATTTGCGACCTCGTTCCTGATGATAGGAACTTCAAGTTCGGAAACTGAATAGCAAGTCTGCCACGAGTTGACAGCCGTCCGCCGTTGGGACGATAAAGGGCACGGGTTCGCACCTGCCGTAAAATCGGCGTAAAATCTTGGGGCTGGTTCAAGCAGTCCAGCCCCTAAAAGAAAATAACCAAGAACACGATATGGAAATAAAAAACCTGAAACTGGCCGAACTACGGCTCAACCCCACTAACCCCAGGGAGGTGGTGGAGGAAAAATACAAACAACTCATAGACAGCATCCTGGTGTTCCCCAAGATGATGGAACTCCGCCCCGTGGTGTATAACGCACGGAGAGAGGTGCTTGGAGGGAATATGCGATTGAGGGCACTCCAAGACATAGCACAGATGAGCCTGGAGGACATAAAAGCCAGGTTGGAATGTCTGGAGGGGTACAGGAGCAAACCACAGGCAGAACGGGTGGCGTTGCTGGAGCTCTGGCAGAGATGGCTGGATAGTCCTTACGCCCCTGCTGCAAGTGCCGAAGGGCTGACAGACGCAGAGCAACAGGAGTTCATTATCAAAGACAACCTCTCTTTTGGAAAGTGGGACTGGGAGGCTCTGGCCAATGACTGGGATGAGGAACAGCTCGGCGAGTGGGGATTGGATGTCTGGCAACCTATGGACAATCAGACCGAAGATGAAACCCCGACTGAAGTAACCGAAGATGACTTTGACGAGGACGGAGCGATAGAGGTACGGTGCAAAAAAGGCGATATATGGCAACTGGGAGAACACCGTTTAATGTGCGGAGACAGCAGTGTGTCGGACGACCTCGGACGATTATTAGAAGGGAAAGAAGCCCGACTCTGTGTAACCTCACCTCCGTATGGGGTGGGGAAATCTTACGAAGAATATGGTATTCAGCCGTGGAAAGACACTATACTAAAAGTTATTGAAGCAATTACTCAGCACGCCAGGATTATTGTATGGAATATAGCGGATTTATTTGCCACAGGAAATCAATTCATTGAGCCGACTTCTATGTATTCCACAGAAAAGTTTGCCGATTGCGGTTTCGGGTTAATGTACTCACGAATATGGAAAAAGCAAGGCGGAAACTTCGCTGGAACAAATCCCTACTATACGGTCAGTATGAAACCTGTTCAAGAATATGAGTGGATATTGGGGTATGCTAAACGAGATTACGAAAAGGACTATGCGCCGATTATTTCGTGGTTTAGTCAGCAGGCAAAAATAGCAAACCTAAATAACGCTATCTTAAAAGAGATTACAGGAGCAGGGTTTATGTATGGGCATTGGTTTACTGCACACCAGTACGCAATGATGGATGAGCCGAACTACCTAAAGATACAACAATACTGCAAGGGAAAGGGAATACAGGCCTTTCAAACCGAGTATAGCAAGATACGCCGAGAATACGATAACCTGAATATCTACGGAAAAATTTTAAGCAAAGAAGAGGAATCAGACTGGGGACAATGGGCGATTTGGAATATATCTACGGTTAATCATCGCACAGGAGGACACCCAGCAGAGTTCCCTGTGGAACTGCCTGCTCGCTGTATTAAGATGCACTCAAGACCAGACGATATTATACTTGATTGCTTTGGCGGAAGCGGCACAACCCTCATAGCAGCAGAGCAGTTGGGAAGAACGGCAAGGTTGATGGAGATAGACCCGCACTATTGCGATGTGATTATAGCAAGGTGGGAGAAGATGACAGGCAAGACAGCAAAAAAGATTAACTGATATGCTAACGATACTCATTATAATACTGGCAGCTTGTACCGTTTTTTTAGCGTTTATACTTCGCCAAGATTGGAAGATAAGGAAGATGTTGAAAGAGCGAGATCGGCAGTTAGAAGAATCAAAGCGCAGGCTATTAGAGGAATTAGATAGGTTTGAAGAAAAACATAGGAGAGATAAAGATGGCACAATTTGAACAAGGCAACCCGATAGGAGCGGAGACGAGGTTTCAAGCAGGGGCAGAGCAGGGCGAAATAGCCAGGAAAGGCGGCAAGGCAAGTGTGGAAGCTCGTAGGCAGAAGAAATCGCTAAAAAAAGCCCTTCAAGCCCTGCTGGAGATGGACCACAGGAGCAAGAGCGGCGAAGTGAAAAGCGGCTACGAGGTCATAGCCATCGGCCTTTACAACAAGGCGATGAAAGGCGACACGAAAGCCGTGAAGCTGATGGCTGAGCTGGTGGAGGAATACCGTCAGAAGGTAGATTTGAGCAGCGGCGGGCAGCCGTTTGAGCTGAAAGTCGTTCAAACCTCCGAGGACATCAAGGACAAGGTAAACGAGTATCTGAATGGCGGATTTAAGCAGTAAGGTATTCCACGACACGCTGCTGGCGTGGGAAAGCGAGGCGAACATAATCGTGAACGAGGGCGGAACGAGAAGCGGCAAGACCTATTCCGTCCTTCAGCTTTTGGCTCTGATTGCGTGGCGCAGTCCAGAGCCTTTGCTTATTTCGGTGGTGACGCAGACCTTCCCCCAGTTGAGGCAGGGAGCGATGCGAGACTTTGAGAAGGTGGTGGCGGAGCTTCCCCTGACCTACACCGAGAACAAGAGCACGCACACCTGGGAGATAGGCAGGGGCAAGGTGGAGTTCTTCAGCGCAGACCAGTGGGAGAAGGTGCTGGGAGCGCAGCGAGACATCCTCTTTGTGAACGAGGCGAACAGGCTCGGCTATGAGGTGGTGCGGCAGCTTATGGTGCGAACCAGCGGCAAGAAGTTCTTTGACTACAATCCTGTCAGCAGCTTTTGGATGAACGAGGAGATACTGACCCGAAGCGATGCGGTCAAGATTCACAGCACCTACAAGGACAACAAGCACCTCTCCGCCAGTCAGATTGCCGAGATAGAGAGCCACCGCAAGGACGAGAACTGGTGGAGGGTGTATGGCTTGGGGCTGGAGGGTAGGCTGGAGGGCCTTGTGTTTCCTGACTGGGAGCTTGTGGACGAGATGCCTGAAGGATGCAGGGTGAGGTATGGCCTGGACTTTGGCTTCAACGACCCGACTGCCCTTGTGAAAGTGGGCGTTTTAGGCGAGGATTTATACTTGGACGAGTACTTATACCAGCGAGGGCTGATAACGGCGGAAATCGGGCAGAAAATGGCGAATCTGGGCATAAAACGGAGGGCGGATAAGATTATAGGCGATAGCGCAGCAGCCGAGCAGGTGGAAACGCTCTACCGTGATGGCTGGAATATCCACCCGAGCAAGAAAGGCGCAGGGAGCATCGTGGCAGGCATTGACCTGATGAAACGCTACCGCATCAAGGTAACGAAGCGGAGCGTGAACCTTCAGAACGAGCTGCTGAATTACACTTGGGAGAAGGATAAGAACGACAAGCTGCTCAACCAGCCGATAGATGCCTTCTGCCACCTTGTAGACGCAGCCCGCTATGCACTTACAGACCTTACGAGCAACACAGGCGGCTACTCGCTCGGCTTTGCTTAAAGCCGCTTGAACCAAAAACGACAAAACACCTACATTATTGCAGAGATTATGAAAGAAGCGTGGAATTATATCAGTCTTGACGAGTTCGCCAAAATAAGGGCGATTGTGAACGATTCAGGGCGCAGTTCGGAAGAAAAGCAGATAAGCCTTGCAGCACTCTTGCAGGGGGTGGATGAGGACACGATACTCAACCTGCCTCTGGCACAGGTGCAGCCGATATTCGCCAGGGCGATGGAGCTGAACGAGCCGCCGCAGAAAGCAAGGCCAAAGAAAGTGTATCAGGTGGCAGGATGGACGCTCTGCCTGACCGAAGGGAAAGACATCAGCGTAGCGCAGTGGGTGGACTTTCAGAACTACGGCAAAGACATGGATAACCACCTCGCCGATATGTTGAGCGTGGTGCTGGTGCCGAAGGGCAAGACCTATAACGAAGGCTACGACATAGACAAGCTGAAGGTAGACCTCGGGGCTTGTATGAGCGTGCCGGAGGCTCTGGGTGTCTGCTTTTTTTTTCGGAGAAAGTGGCTGAAATCAATGCGGCGAACCCTGAACTTCTTGGTAGGGTGGACGACCCTGAAGGGGCACAAGGAACTGCGGAAGAAAGCGATGAAACTGCAAAGGGAGGTCTCGGATATGCTACACTCGCTATGATTGGGGCGGTGGTGGAGTTCACACATCTGAACATCTATGAGGTGTATCGGATGCAGGCCCTGGAGTTCTTTGCGTATGTGAGCTTCCTGATTGCGAGGAACAAGAAGAACGAGGAAGAAATACGGAAGATACGGAGGAGTTAACTATGGCAGAGATGCGATATACACACCTTGAGGCAGCCTTGCGTGCCTATGGGCAGGAGGTGGCAGACAGGTACAAGGAGAAACTGGTAGCGGAAGGAAAGAACGCCACCAGTTCGTTGTATCAGAGCGTGCGGCCTATGCTCGTTTCCTCCGAGAGCGGCTATATCCTCTACCTTGCACTTCAGGACTACTGGAAGTACCTGGAGCGAGGAACGAGGATGCAAGGACCGTTCAGGCAGAGGGGAAAGTTCCCACCAGTTGAGCCATTCAAGCGGTGGATTCAGGCAAAGGGCATAGTTCCGTACCGAGGCAAGAACGGAAGGATACCGACACAAGACCAGCTGGCGTATATGATTGCCCGAAAGGTGTGGCTGGTAGGTACAAGGCCGTACTGGTTTTTGAGAGATAGCCTTGCACCCGATAGCGAGGTAGAGGCGAGGATGAGGGAGGCCGTTCAGGCAGACATAGAAGATTGGATAAATGAAACTTTAGCAGAAGTTAGATAATGGCAGAGATAGCAATTGACAGGACGACCTTCCCAGCCGAGGGAGGCGAGTTCACAATCAACATTACGAAAGATGACCCGTGGGCGTGGGGAATAGTTACCATCCCGGACGCTGCGTGGTACACGGTTTTGAGCGACAAGACAGGCGAAGTGAGTGCCTACCTGTATAAGGTGGTGGTGGATGTGACCGCCAACACAGGCAGCACCAGGACGATGAGCATAGGCGTGAGCGGAGATGGGCATAGCGAACTCTTTACGATACAGCAGCCGGGAGCTTCTTCGTTGAGTGCAGACATCATAGCCTATACCGCAGGGAATGTGGCAAGCGGCGGAGGGCAGGTGACGGTAGATGTGTATTCCAACGGAGGAAACGACAACCTTTCTACGGCAGCCGTATCAAGCGGAAGCGGCTACTGCTCCCTGACAAGCACCACCCACGGAGTGACGAGCGGCGGCTATACCTGCACCCGATTCGTGTTCACATTTGCAGAGAATACCGCCACGGCAACGAGAAACGCCACGTTTACCTTCACAGTTAGCAACGGCAGCACAACGGCCGGCACCACCCTTACCAAGACGCAGGCAGGGCAGATAGTCATAGGCGGAACGATGAGCGTTTCAGATGCAGGTGCAACAAGCGCAGCAGGCAGTCAGAGCCTCGCCATATCCACCAGTCAGATGCAGACGGCCACGATTGCCGTAAGCGGAAGCACTGGGTGGCTTACGAGCGCAGCCGTTCAGATAGTGAACAACGCACTGGTGCTGGTGCTAACCTACCCAGCGAATACCGCCAGCGCAGCGAGAAGCCAGGAGATAACCCTTTCGGGTACGGATAACTACGGCAACACCGTAACCACCTCTATGACCTTGACGCAGCAGGGTACTACCGCACCGACTAACCGCTTTACGAACATCTATTGGGAATCCACCAACCCACGCAGTGCAGACCAGACCTACGACTATATGGGAGGGAACGAGAGGATTATCCTCGCCTTCGCTGGCACTTGGACTGGCAGCACGCAGGTATCCTACCCTGCCACTTCGGGCCTTACGGTTACGAGGTTGAGCGATACGCAGTTCAGGGTGGCCTATGCTGGCGGCAGCAGGGATGAGAGTATTACCGTTCCGTTCACCTTCAGCCGTGCGTATAACGGAGGGGTGGCGTATGCGTATGCCAGCCTGACCTTGACCGCAGGGGGTGTGTTCCCGATTTGGAGGGATACCTTCGGAACGATTGTGACCGATGCGGATTGGGAAGATTACGAGCTTCAGGAGGATGAGCAGACCTTCTACCAGGGCCGTGCCTTCGCCTATCATGATGAGCAGGACATCAGGGTGAATGTGAGCCGTGT